TTTCCTCTGCATTTGTATTTGCCAACTACTTTACAGGTCGATCCTATTTCACCCCCTCAGAACACCCGAAGATGTTTTAAGCGATTGAAATGGTGGAGGTGCCCCGTACCGCCCGGGGGTCCCATGTAACATCGAACGCCAGCACAACTATTTTATGCTCGTTTTGGAAATTTGTCTACTTGGTTTGTAGTGGTGGCACAGATGAAGCTGGTTGGATGCCTGTGGTGCCTTGAATGTATGAATCTGTGGCGCCTTTGTTGGCTTTCTGCATGGTAATCACAGCAGACTTGTTGAAAACAAAATCTTTGGTCATATCAGCCATCATGAGATACTGTGTCATACCAACACCTTGTTGGGTAATTGCCAATGCCAGTGGTTTGGCAACTTTAATGGTCTTTTCGTCTTGTGAAATGAATTTAGCCACAACTTCATCACCGCCTTGAATTCTCATAGCTATGATGTCATTAGGTTGAAATCCTGAATCGATCAACATTATAGTGTAAATCCTTTCAATGTGTCTTTGTCTACGTCTTGTTTTACACCACCGATGATGTATGATTCAACTTCTGTTTCTTGTGGAGCCACCTGTAAGCCTGCTGATGAAAGCCAGTGCTGTGTCCACGGAAGAGGATTAGCATTCAATGGTCGATCAAATACAGGATCAAATCCAATTGACTTTAATCGCTTGTTGGCAACAAATTCAACATAGTCGCCTAGCAGTCTTTCATTGAGTCCTATAATGGTTCCTTCTTTCATTAGATGTTTGGCCCATGCTTTTTCTTCTTCAACACACAGTTTATACATATTAATAACATCGTCTTTACATTCTGCCACAATCTTTTTCATTTCTGAATCATCACCTTCTTGCCATTTTTTAATGATCTGTGTGGATAAGTTTAAATGAGTGGCTTCATCTCTGGCAATGAATGAAATAATTTTAGCAGAACCTTCCATCAGTTTTAACTCGCCAAAAGCAAATGTACAAGCAAATGACACATAGAATCTCAACCCTTCTAGGATGTTGACATTCACCATTGCGAGATATAACTGTTTTTTAACTTCTTTTAAATCACCTTTGCCTTTGACAAAATAATCTTGAGCAAGTTCAGAAAATCTATCATAGTTTTCTGTGACTGAAATTGCTCGTTTGACAATTTCTTCATCATTCAAAATTGTGTCAAACACTTCTGATGGATCAGCATACACATTCTTCATGATATATGTATAAGAACGTGAATGTATGGTTTCCATGAAGTCCCATGTGATGATACAGCCTTCTAGTTCTGGTAATGAAACATATGGTAGAAATGAAAGACAAGGACCTCTGCCTTGTACAGAATCCAACAGTGTTTGATATTTTAAATTTGAAGTAAAGATATGTTTCTGTTCTGGACGGAATGTTTGATAATCTGCTCTATCCTTCTGTAATGATATTTCCTCTGGACGCCAAAAGTAACCCAACATTCTTTGATTGAGTTTGTCAAATTCTGGATAACGGAATTGATCATATCTCTGTGTGTTTTGATCTTCACCAAAAAACATTGGTTGTTTGGTAAAATCTACTTCATTTCTGTTGAATACTGTTTTGCTCATTGTGTGTTACTTATTATAGTGTATTTCGTTTTGTGTGTCAATTAAATTGCACAAGCATCGCACAGTTCGTCATCGTCTTGATCAGGTAATTCGTCGATCATTGTTTGAACAGTGTCCTCAATGCCTTGAGGTTGGACGGTGTCTTCTTCACCTTTGTAGTCATAGGTGTTTTGATAGTATGATGTTTTCCATCCCAACTTGTAGGTTGTGAGTAGATCTTTGATCATCACACTCATTGGCACTTCATTGTTTTCGAAGTGTAGTGGATTGTATGACCAGTTGCCGGATATGGCTTGATCAAAAAACTTCTGCATCATTGCCACCACATTGATGTATCCTTCGTTGGAAGGCATGTCCCACAACAGTGTGTAGTGATTTTTAAGAGTGTTGTACTGTGGTACCACCTGTTTGAGTGGACCTTTCTTTGACTTTTTGGTTGATAGCAGTGCTCTGGGTGGCTCAATGCCATTGGTAGCATTTGATACCACAGATGATGATTCTGATGGCATTTGAGCCGACAGTGTTGAGTGTCTCAGTCCATGTTGTTTGATGTCTTTTCTCAGTGTTTCCCAATCCATTTTAAGTTTGTTTGGAATGATAGCATCAATGTCTTTTTTGTAGGTGTCGATGGGAAGAATGCCATCAGCATATTTGGTTTGAGCAAACCCATCGCAAGCACCTCGCTCTTTGGCCAGTGTGTTGGATGCTTTGAGCAAATAGTATTGGAATGCTTCTGACAGATCATGTGTGAGTTGCCATGCTTCTTTGTCAGCATATTTTACTTTGTTTTTGGCAAGATAATGTGCTAGTCCAATGTAACCAATGCCCAATGATCGTCTTGCTTTGGTTGAAATTTCAGCTGCCTTGACTGGATAGCCTTGATAGTCAATGATCTGTTCCAATGCTCTCACACTTAGATCACAGATTGATTCTAAATCATCCAGTGACTTTAGAGTGCCTACATTGACTGCTGATAGAATACACAGTGCTATTTCACCTTGGTCATCGTCGACATGTTGGATAGGCACAGTGGGTAGAGTAATTTCTTGACAGAGATTTGACATTCTCACAGGATCTTTGAATGATGAATGTGAGTTGGCATGATCAATGTTCATGATGTAGATACGCCCTGTCTCTGCTCTTTCTTTGAGCAGTGCTGAAAACAGATCCATAGCTTGAATTTTCTTTTTAGGTGTCTTTCGATCATTTTCATACTTCACATACAATTGGTCAAACTTTTCATTGTCATGTCCGAATGCTTCATATAAATCTGGAACATCGTGTGGTGAAAACAGAGTGATGTCTTCATCTTGTAACACACGCTCATAAAATATTTTTGATATTTGAATTGAGTAGTCTAGTTTTCTTACTCTATTGTCTTCTGTGCCTTTGTTATTTTTCAACACAAGGATGTCTTCAATCTCTTGATGCCAGATAGGAAAGTGAACAGTGGCAGAACCACCTCTGATACCATTTTGTGTACATGATCTCACTGTGGCTTCAAACACTTTGAGGAATGGAATCACACCAGTGTGTGCCACTTCACCACCTCTGATCTTTGAGTTGATTGCTCGGATTCTACCCAAATTTAAACCAATGCCAGCTCGCTGAGCAATGTAATATCCCACAGCAGAATTGGAGGAAAAAATTGAAGGCAGTGTGTCATCCACATCCACTAACACACAACTCGCAAACTGTTTGATTGGAGTTCTCACTCCGCCCATCACAGGAGTTGGTATGTTAATTTGGAATGTTGATATAGCATCATAATACTTTTTAATGTATGACATTCTGGTGTCTTCAGGATATGCCGCAAACAGTGTGGCCGCAATCATCATGTACATGAACTGTGGAGTTTCATACACAGCACCAGTTGATCTATCTTGGACCAAATATTTGTCTACCACTTGTCTCAATCCAGCATAGGTAAAATCAAGATCTCTGTCATGTTTGATCCATGTGTTTAATTTTTTTAATTCTGTGTCTGAATAATTTTCTAAAATCTGTTTGTCATACACTCCCCGGTCTACATTTTGATTGATGATATCAATGAAAGGTTTAGGTTGAAATTGCCCAAACACTTCTTTGTACACATTCCACAACAGCAGTCTGGCTGCCGCGAATTGATAGTTAGGGTTTTCAAGTGTGATCAAATCATTAGCCGATCGTATTAATATGTCCTGAATGTCTTTGGAGGTCATACCACTGGTAAACTGTATGTGTGAATTCATTTCAATCTGTGAAGCAGACACACCAGTGAGTCCATCACAGGCCTGTTCTACCACAAAATGCATTTTGTTGATGTCTAATGGCTCTTTGGTGCCATCACGTTTGATTATTTGTATGTCGGTTGTTTTGTTCATTTTTTAAATTTTTTATTGGATGTGTGATTACTTATTATAGATTCAAAAGGCTCTTTAGTAAACGATAAATTTTGATTATCTGTGGATAATTAGGTTACAGAAAATTGATTATTCTGTATTTGAATGTTGCTGTGAAGCCTGTGTTTGTGGTTGTGTACTGAACTTTGCCTGTGGCAGAATCAATAGAAAAAGTAACACCTGTGGAAGCATTTTGAAATGACTGATCGTCTAACTGTGCTGAGCCTGTGGTGCCGTTTACAAACAGTGTGCCTGATTGTCTAGCAGTGTCACGTGATAAAACATATTCTATTTTGATATGATTTTGTGATTGTAAATCAATGGTGATACCAGTGTCTTGGCTGGATACATTGTTTGTTAGAGATACTGCTGATTCAACTGGACCTTCGTGATACACAGTGCCAGCAAAATTTGATATAGCATCTGTTCTGTAAAAATAATTGTGGTGAGCAAAGTTTCCGCCATTCTGAAAACTCAGTGCTGGTAGATCTGATGAATCGTCGCCATTCTGTCCTACGTCTCTGAAAGAACAGTTGGCAACAATATTGCCTCTTGGGTTTCCACCGTTGCTGTAAATGTAAACTGCTTCAGCATCTATTCTATCAAAACGGCAAGACGATATCATTACGCCTGTTGGACCAACAGTTTTATTAGTTGTGGATCCATCTGAGTTTTCTGCTAGATTAAATGCACGATAGCAGGTGTCAAATTCACTGCTGATAAAAAATACGTCTTGGATATCATCATCTGATTGAACAGCATAATATGATTTTTCAAATGTACAATCTGAAAAGAAAATTCTTTTGGTTGGCAGTGCTGTGGCTGTGTTGATAGTGATCAATGATGGTTTTGCTGGTGTACTGCTGTCGCCATCTTGACCTTGATAAACACCTGTGAAATGACATGTTCTGAAATGAACATCTTCACATTGATCAAGAATGATTAAATCTCTATCTCTTTCTGTGATAAAATGAATACCTGAACATTCTATGCCCTGTGGTTTAACAGCTCCATCATCACCAATGCCTGATGATATGTTTCCGTTTTGATCAGCAGTTCTCAACAAGCATGTGGCCGAATCAGATGTTTGTTTGATAAAAGTTGATTCCATGCCTTCACCTATCAACTGTGTGTAAGGATACAATTTTATTACATCCGAAACTAGATAAGTTCCTCCTGGAAAATGGAGTTGTCGTCTTTCCTTGCCGGTTTCTTCTACAGTCAAAAGATTTTGAATTGCTCGATTGATAGCAGATGTGTCGTCAGTTACACCATCGCCTTGTGCGCCAAAGTCTTTGACTGAAACATAATCATCTAATTTGCTTTGAATGGTTCTTACCACAGGCGAATTAGCATCCACTCCTGTGGTTACTGTGCTTGTGGTGTTGCCTTTGAATGTGTAAGATGATGCCAGTGCTAGAATATCATCATCTTCTGTGAGTATTTTGGTGTTGCCTACTTCTGGAGCACCTTCTTCCACAGTGCCATTGCCAATGTATAATTCTTGAGTGTCAACTGCCCAACCCAATTCTCCAGCTGCCAGTTGTGGCAACAGTGTTTTGATGCCGCGTCTGTGCTGTATTCTTGAAATCTGTACGATAGCCATTTGTAAGTATTTATTGACTTAGAGTCTGTAGTATTGTTCCACTCTACCAAGCCATTGCTCTAGCCAATAGTCATATTGTGTGGGTTCTAGATCAAATTGTTGATAGTTGAGATCACGTGAACACATAAAGATATGTCCTTCACGTATTTTGGTGCCATAAACTTCGTTGTGTGCTTCTGCATAGGCAACTAACTGTAGAAAGTAGTCTTCAACCCATTCTTTTTTCTTGGGTTTGTTGGTTTGTTTGAAATCCATTATTGCTGGATTACCCTTGTAGACACCGACTAGATCTGTGGTGCCTGAATATAATCCTGGAAAATACAGTGCTTGTTCAATGCCCCATACTTCTTCAACATCTGTCAACGCATTTTGAATGATTTGGTCAGCCATCTTGTTGGCTTGTTGATGAACAAGATTTGTGCCTGGCACACGCTCTTCTCCACAAAGAAAACGCTCTAAATTGTTGTGCATAGCAGACCCAATACCTGATGCTTCTTTGACAATTCTCTGTGCTTCCTGCTCACCCACTCGCTGTTTCCATTCGTTGAGATGAGTCATGTCTTTGGTTTTTGACAGTATGGTTGTCACAGAAGGAATACGATCGCCTTGAGGGGTTTGATAGACTCTACGACCTGCTTCATTGATCTGCTCCAATTTGTGATATTCAAATTTTTCTATGAAAGGCGGCGGTGTTGGATTATTTGTATTCAAAATTTTGAAACTCCTTGTATTTGTTTAACAGAGTTGCTCCGTTCTTGAGATGAAAGCGAGTTGCCATTTCTGTACAGGGTGACAGAGTGACAAATCGTTTTACTGTTGGTTTTGTTTTTTCAATGTGTTCTTTGACTCTAAAAATTATTTCTGAGCCAGCGCCTTTGGTATAACTCCACACTGTGTAAAAAGTTGCCACTGAACTGCCTGTGATTCTCAATTCCTCTTCGTTGCTGGGCACTTCATCATTATATGCCACACAAATCACAGCATCGATGGATTTACCATTGTAGGTGTGAACATAAGTTTCGTTGGGTGTCAACACTCTGAACGAAGGTTCTATGTGTGGTCTAACTGGATCTCTTGTAAAGAGATGATGTTCATCATTTTGGATCTTTCTGATCATAAACAAATAGTATACACTATTATGAGCGTTTGTTCAAATCTCTTTTTGGCATTTTAGAAAATTTGTGTTAGCATTTTTTTATACCATCTATCTTCTTTTTTTGTAAATTCTATTGCTTTTTTAGTAACAGCATCTAATATTTCTTTGCTTGGCAATACATCTCCATTGAATTGATAATGATTTTCCGCAGGAGTAGAACCAAAATTCCTTAAACCAAAAGCATTAATTACCACATCCTCTTCAATTAGAAGATACTTACATAATTCAGGCATATCAAAATATTTTATATTTCGAGAAGACAGAATTGAGTATAATTTAGACTGAAAGGTAATATGATTTTCACATATTGACTCATTATATATTTTTATGTGTTCAAAAAAATCATTAACTGTATTCAAAGTCCAAGTTGTTGCTTTTGGAAAAGATGTATCTAGAAAATTAAATTCTTTATCAATACAAAACCTATTGAAATAACTCAGTATTCTTGTAAAAGGTTTTCTAATACAACCATAAAATGGTAAATGTTCTACCGAATTACTAAACGATAATAAATTTTTTATATCACCTTCGTAAACAAGATCTATATGAGTATAATCATGTGATTTAGCAAAAGCAAAACTAGATCCGCTACACTGCGGAACAAATACTACATAATCATTTTTTATTTTAAATGCTTTCAATCCTTAAAGTTTAGATAGGTTCGCACCATTATGAGCGTTTGTTCAAAGCTCTTTTTGCCATTTTAGAAACTTCGTCTGAGCCTTTGATTTCGCCACCAGGTTCAGTTTCGATTTCAGTGTCGATGGTAATTTTATCTCCGTCGAATGATTTGATGAGATTTTTTATTTCTGGATTGGTGTCAATTAAATTTTTAATTGTATCTGTGTTGATAGTGATGCCTTGATCGGCAAAAAATTGACTGAGTGACTGAATAGGAATCACAGCAGGTTGTTTTTTTGAGTCAGCTTCTTGTTTGAAATACTGTAGGATAGTCGCTAGATGATGAGCCGCGTTGTCTATCTCAACAATTAACATTATCTCTCAGCACGACCAGCTGGTTCATTACCGCCTGAGGCAGGTTCTGAAGCACTGAATTCGTCGCCGCCCTCAATGTCTGAATCGCCTTCAATGTCTGAGTCAACATCTGTTTCGATGTCTGTGTCCATGTCAGAACCAGTGTCTGCCATTGGCTGAGGTTTTTCACCTTTGACAATTGCCACAGAATCTTGAGCACCTTTTCTTGCTGTGCCTAGAGCGTCTTCAAGTGATTGAAGTGTTGGATTGATCTGATTTGAAAATGAATCAGCAGTTTCTTGACCCATTTCGTTGGCCATTCTGTCTACTAGTTCTAACACAGCAGATGATTTTAATTCTGCAATCTTTTCATACATGTCTGTGATTTGGTCCACAATGTCCTGTGATGCTAGTAGAATTTCTGATGTTTCCATCTCATTCTCTAAAAGTTTTTTTAATTTTGCTTCGTAGTCTTCTCCCACAATGGAAGATAATGTGTTTAGTCTTTGCACGGCTCCGGCCCCTCCTTTGATAAATTTGTCTAGTTTTTCTAGAATAGGCATGAAGCCTTTCATTAATGATGCTGGAACAGACTGTCCGCCCCTTGCCATCTCCATTGCTCGTTTTGCCATGGCAAAATTTTGTGAACCAACCAACAGTCTCAGTGCCGCTGTTTCTTTGCCTGACATTTGGTATCCTGCTTCATCAACTTGATGTCCTTGGACTGCTAGAAAATGATTTTTCATCACTTCCATAACCTTTTTGATATCATCTGCCACTTGATCAACCATCTTAGCAGATTTTGGATATTTCTTTTTGATTTCTTCTTTGCTCATGCCCTGTTGCATGTCATGAACTACTTTTTTAAATTCAGGAGCAACAATGTCTTCTAGATCATCTTTAGGAGTTTTATGCTCGTCCTCTGAAACTCCACCACGTTTGAAATCCACTGTGTGAGTATTGCCTTCACGATCTTGATATTCAATGGACACACTGTTGGCACTGCCACCTTGACTTAAAATTTTATAACCTTTGTTTGAAAGATAGTCAATGAATTGTTCTACATCGTCATCCATTGCTTCCATGCTGATTTGTTGACCCAAAGACAATTTAGGTTTTTGTGTCATTGGTTGTTTCTTGTCTATTTTTAATTTGCCGGTTTGGTCTTTATCGACATCAACTTTGGATGTATCAATAGTAGTCTTAACTCCTGGATTGTTAGGATCAGTCAGTTCAACTTCTTTGCCCATGACTTTGGAAACTTTCATTCTTTTTTCTTGTTCTTTGGTAATGAAATCCAATAAAACTTTATTTTCCATGTAGGTAGGATTTGATGCCAATTGGTTGTAACCCATGGCATGTTCAAAATTGTTCACAGATTCTTCAATGGATTCTCTAAACAGATCAAGTGTTGAATCATTTAAATCACTGATGTTGATGCTTTGGCCAAATCTCTGCTCAATAACCTTTTGTAATTTTTCAGAAGAAAAGTAATCTATGTTATCTATTTTC